CTGCATACGCTCCTCCGTGTAGGGCATTCGGTCGGGGTGAAAGAGCCATTGCCATTGAGCCTCTACCAATGGGGGGCCTGGGTTCTCAAAGGACTTTAAAAGGCCGTTTAAATCGTATTTAAAAACAATTTCGGTGGGGGTGTTCTTGCCCCTTAAAAAGTAGGTTGTATCCATTAGGCTAATTGTTCGTTAATTTCATACTTAATTTGGAAAAGCGTCTGCCTCTCATAGACCCCATATTCTACCACCTCTAAGGCGTGGTCAATAAACTTTTCAAGCAGGTCGGCCTCATAGGCCTTTAGCCAAAGCTTGCGGTATAGTTGCGTGGTGAAACCCATATAGAAGCGGGTGGCCTTTACAGTTATCTCCTTCATTAGGCTGTAACGCACACGTTGCTCTCTGCCGTTGAGAAGAGGCCTGTCAATGAAGGTAAAGCGGGCAAGAACATCGGCTTGGTCTCGTGATAAGGTAAGGGATATTTTCATTGGCTTGTGTTTTTATAAAGGTCTATTAGTTTTATGAGTAAGGAATGGCGGGCGGCTTGGTAGGTTTGCAGGTGGGCAAAATCCCAAGAGGTACCGCAATCTATAAAAGGGGTAAAGATATACAGGGAGGTGCCCGCAGGGGTGCTTTCGAGATTGCCATAATAGCCATGAGCTTCAAACCATTGAAAGGCTTGCTCCCAAGTGGGATGGGGTATATCAAAGCCTATATCTTCAAGCTTTTTGACTATGTCGGGAGGTACAAGACAAATGGGGTAATTTTCTTTATTCATTGTTTAAATAGTGTTTAAATGGGTATTCTAAATACAGACCTGTGGTTAATTGTTGGGTGTATTTACCTCCTTCAACTCCATAAAGCATAGTAAGCTGCTTTATTTCTTCTTCGCTAAGAGGGTTAGAAGTTATTTGTTCTGGGCGATAGATTCCCGAGCGAACTACATACAACTGAAAAAAGCTATCTTGCATTTCTATGCGGCGTTTGTTTTTAGTTTTAGTTGTTCGACAGCGGTTCACTATAGGTAAGCCGTGTTTACGCCATTGCTGGTTTAGATGTGGTTTGAAATAGCCATAAGCACTATCTAATGTTACCCAATCTAAGTAGGGCATCTGTATTGCTATCTCTTTCACACCACAATTTTTAATGCGGTAGAGGTTATAATTTTTCTCTTTGAAAAAGTATTTGACTAGTTGTGTAAGTAACCACTCGTCTAAGTTGGAGGCGTACTTGAAGTAGTATTCTTTTTCATCTATTAAGTCGTCTTTTGAAATGTTGTACTTCTCAAGCAACTTATTTAGCATTTTTTCAGCTGATTTCTGCTCTCCTGCCACGCCTCGTTTTACAAGTTCATAGACTTTTGCGATTTTTTCCTTTACTTTGTCGTTCATATTGTAATTGCTTTTAGTAATTTACTTGTTTATACTTCCCATTGCTCTTTGGTGAGTTGCTTGCCGCAGTCTTTGCAGAATAGGGCGGTTACTTCTACAGTGCAGTAATGGGCAAGGGTGCGGAGCTCTTTATGCCTGTGGGAGCATTCGCCCCTCTTGCCGGCCGGCATCTTGTTATCTTCTTTCATATCTTTGCTTTTGAATAGTCTCAAAAATCTTTATAATTTTTCCGAGCTCTTGGGTACTGCAGGCCTGCAGTGGCTTCTTGAAGGGGTTCCTACTGCTGCAGAACCACTTGCCCAGACGCGTGGTATCGGTGTATGCGGGTACTTGTGGGTTTTGCCACCCGAGGGAGTGGCAGAGGCTGAGCAGGTAGCGGTGTTGCTTCTTGTCAATGTCAAATTGGGCGTGCCGCTTGAACTGGTAGCCAAGGTACTCGGCGAGGCTAAAAAACTCCTCCTCGGTGAGATTCTTGGTGCTGGGGAGCTCTCTCCCTATGAAGCTACTCACGAAGTGTAGCCTCTCTTCTCTATCCTTGAAACGCCTAGAAAGAAGCGTTTGAAGGATGACAATTTGATGCGAACGGATAGTGATTTCTTTTTTCATTTTATATTTTTGAGTTACAATCTATTAAGTGGGCGGCTTTAATGTAGAATTGAGCCGTCTCAAAGCCAACCAAGTAGTGGTTGTTGGTATTGTATTGCTCAAACCTAACGGACAAAGGAGTGCAGCGGGGGTTCCAACCGTTAAGGTCTTTAGCCTTTTCTTCAATATATGCCTTTAGGTCGTCTAGACGCCCCGCCTCATATAGTTCTGAATCCATATCCTGCAATAGTTCTAAGAAATCGGCCTGTAATCTATTCTTAGGCTTTGTAGCGTTGGTACAACAACAGTAATAGTGTGTGGGTGTTTCTTTCATTTTTAAACGCTTTTTAAAGGTTATTTAAATAGCCGCCGGACTTCTTTTACAAAGTCTGGCGACCTTGCCGTTAGACTTTCCCTTCGTACTTCTCGTGCACTGGGAATAGTGCCTTGACATCTATCCCAGGCGGAAAGTCGGCCGAAGAGAGCGATAGGGGTATATTGCACTTCTTGCCCTGCTCGTCAAGTGTGTTGGCCTCAATAAAGTAGGCCGAGCGTTGTGGGCGATATGCTTGGGCAATGATGTCCACCGCATCGGTGAATTGGGCGTTGTTGAACTCTTGGGCGAGCTTTGTAAGCTCCAACACGCGAGAGGCCTTGAGGTTACCCTTGGCGTCTTTCTTTAGCAATCGGTTGATGACATTCACGAGCTTAGCACTATCCTCATCCTTTGCAAGCGAGGATATAAAGTCGCGTACTTTCTCTATCCCCGCATTCACCGTGTCATCCCAACTGTCAATAACTCGGAAGCCGTAGGTAATGGTGTTACCGTTCTTATCGGTGAAGGTGTGGCTCTGCTGCTCTCCCTTGACGTCGTAGACATCATTCTTAGTGTCTAAAAGTATCTTTAGGGCTTCAAAAGTGCGATACTTCACCTCCGACATCTGCTCGGAGTACTCTTGTAGCTTCCCTATAATCTGTGGAATGTACTCATCTACAAGCTCTTTATAGGCCTGTCTATTCTTGTTCAACACTTGCTCTCGGCGTTGTAGCTCTGCCTTGAGCTCTTCTTGTGTTAGGTGTGTTAGGTCTGTTGCCATTATTTATTCTTTTTTAATTAACTACTATTTTATTTTCCGGACACCTCTGCCCTGTAGAGCGGGTGTGCCGATAAGGGTTGCCATTCAGCGTTATCATCTCTCCATAGGAGCTCTCGTGTGTCGGGGTCATAGCGGAAGGATGGGGGTTGCCAGTTATTTCGTTCTACCCAAGCTTGTAGCTTTTGCACGAGTAGAGGAACCTTGTCGGTTTTACCCGCGCGATATTGGCAGGTTACGAGTCGCTGCTCGAAGGTGAGCACTTGTAGGAAGGTGTCGAGGGCAAGAGCCTCGACATACGATAGAAATCTATGGTTCATAGCTTGTTCTTTTTAACGTTAAATGCTTCTTTCAAGAAAAGGGCCTTGGGGTAGTAGGGCAAGAGGTTAGCGGCGTATCCGTCAATGAGTAGGAGGAGGTCATCGGGGGTGTAGAGGTGTAGGCATTCGCCATAGTGCCTCCGGAGGGTATCCTCTACCACACTCCGCCACTGTGCCTGATACCAATTCATTAGGCAGTCGTTAAGGATAAGCTGGTTAAATGCCCAATGGTGTGTATTGGCGAAGTTTAGGCACCACTTCGCAAAGTAATACTCACGGAGATTCTCATACTGTAGGTAAGTAAGCTCTAAGTGGTGGGCAATGGTTTGAGAAAAGCTGACTTGTTGGGGTATTGTGTTCATAGAAGTAGGGAATTATTCAATAATATTAGTGTCGTAATAGAGCTGTGCTTTCTCTTCGTTAATGACAAGAGTACCGCCGGGGCAACGGCCAGATACACGACAGGCAAGGCCTTCTACTCGGATGATGATTTCCGCGAGCTTTCCACAGAGACGAGCCACCGCGAGGTCTGGCTCGCCCTTCTCTTCGTGCGATATAATAACAAAGAGCGTACTCTGGTACTTTCGCCGCCATTCACGTAACTTAGGGGCGGTGAGCTCATCCTTGTAAACTGTGGTGTTGTCAATTATGACTACCTTGGGGCTTCGTTGCTTGCCGAGGGTCTTCTCTATCTCTGGAAGCTCGGTATAAGGTACTATTTTAAGTCTCCTGTTGTTTGGATCAAGATTAGCGCGGCGGTAGGCGTCTTGGAATGTTTGGCTGGTGCCTTGCTCGGCACTAATGTACATTGTAGTTTCGTAGTTGCTAAGGTACTCGGCAAGCTTAAGGGTGAACCACGTTTTGCCTTGCTTTTCTCGGCCGTACACAAGCCAAAAGCCCCTTACTTCAGGGTTGCCCAGTGCTCGCGCCCATTCGCCCTCAAATGGGAATGTTTTATAGGTCTTTTCAAGTAGTTGTTTGCCGTATATTGCTTTAATTCGTGCCATTTTTTAGCTTAGTTTTATGAGGTTTTCTAGGTATCTGAGTCTTTTCATATCTGAGGAGGTGGCGTCTTTCTTACCGCTCGGGTTGAGGCACTTGCGAACCAACTTATCTACATCGCTTTGCTGTTTGGCATTTACTGTGGCTACATCGCCCAGTAGTTGTATGTAGAAGGCTTTGCGGTCATCAGTGCCTTGGGGTACGATAGTAGTGATGTCGAAAAAGCGGTCGAATATCTCGGCGTAGCCTACTTTCTTGTGTGCAATGCCGCTTTCTATCTTAGCGCGTAGCCCGTCAGCTCCCATCATATACCAAGCACATTCACCTTGGGTAGCATTCCATAGTTCCTTGAGCTCAAGGAAGGCATTGTAGTCGAGGTCTCCTGCTTCGTCTAATACTACAAGGGGCTGCTCTAAGTAGAGGAGGCACATCTTGATAGCGGCTTTTACATCGACATAACGCCCTGTGTCGTCTACGCCTATGGTTTTGGCAAGCAAGCGAATAAATTGTTGTTTGGTTTTGGCTTGTGAGCAGTCTATATAAAAGGCGTTTTTCTGTTGCTTTACAATGTGCCGCGCGCAGAAGGTTTTGCCTATACCGCAGTCGTCTACCAGTATCATTGATTTGCTATAAGTTTTGCAGTACAGCAGGTTGTCCTCAATTTCGGTATAGACTTGTGTGCGGGCTACTTTCCAGCCGTTGTCGTTCACCTGTACGCCAAGCTGGTGGGCAATTACAAGCCATTGGGTGTCGGATAGTACTTTGTCTATTTTTCCGTTTTTGATTTGTGAATAAATGGCGGCACTTAGCTTGAGTCGCTTGGCGTAGGCGGTGTCGGAGCCCCCATAGTTCTCGCGGTCGGCAAGGATAGCCCCGCGCACTTTTTGCTTAAATTCGATTGCTACTTTCATATTATATGGCGTATTTACTTCTCCAAGACTTGGTGTACTCGGTACCAGTACTTGGGTTATACAATATTTGTTTGTCGTCTTCGTCTAGTTCGTTGTAGTGGTCGAGTACCTCGACCTCTTGAGCCTCTGTGGCCTCATACCTCTTAAGGGTGGGGATAACAAAAGAACGCTGTCGTGCGGGTGTGTGGTTGATAATACCCACTTCGGCTATCTGTTTAGCCTCGCGTTGCACGAAGCGCACAATGGTCATCATATAGGCATCTTGTAGGGCCTTGGCTACCATATCGGCCTCGGTCTGCTCAGCGCGGGCGCGTTGGAACTTAGGCATTGGCTGCACTTCGCATACGTAGCGACCGCCACAGTAGGCTATGGCTTTGATAAGTTCGCCCTCGTTGCTGTCGAGCCAAAATACTTCTATCTCTTTGCCCTCTATCTGTTTCATTTTCTCAATAAGGGGCTCACCGGTGAGTATGGTACTATCTTCGGCTATGGCCATTTTCTGTCGGTTTAGGCTGATATAGCCCTGTTTGCAACTTGTTTTAACGCTGTAGCCTATGTGAGGCAGGATAGCGCGGTAGTTGGTCTCTGGTAGTGTTTCGAGTTGATTGGCAAGGAAATACTCCCAACGGCTCATTTCGGGGTGCTCATCGTGAGGTTCGTTGTTCCAATCTTCTATATCGGCAAGGCGCGCTTGCACCAGTTCGTTGTAGGGGATAATCTTAGTTGCGCCTTTGCCAGCTTGGTTGGCTTCGTTCTTAGCAAAGGGGCGTGCTATCCAACCCTCGGCGTACTTTTCCTTGTTGTTACGTAGCTTTCCAAACATACGCTCTATGAACTTACCGCGGGCGTTGTTTGCCTCAACCCGTACTTTTTGGAACATATAGCCCTCTCGCAAGAAAGTGTCTAAAAAGCTGCTGTTAAGGGAGCTTTCGCACTCCAACTCGTAGGGGAGCTTTAAGCCCCATTGGTGATAGTTGCGCACCAGCTGGCGGTAGAACTCTAAGATGATGCCCTCCTTGGTTTTGCCGTATACAAAGGCAGTCATACAGCGGCTGGCGACATCTATGCCGATATAAAACCAAAGGCGTTTACCTTTGTCATACCAGAAGGGCGGTTGGCGGTCGTCAATAGAGAGGAGCGAGCCTGCTTTGGTAGGTAACTCGGTTTGAGCGTAGGGGATAAATTGCCCCATAAAGGCTACCAATAAGGCGCGGACGATATTCTAAATTGAACAAGAGTTTGATGTCGCCCGTTTGGTCAAGATAGGAGTTTGT